ACTTCACGGTTAATCTCTTGCAAGATTTCCGTAGAAAGAATACCAGCCAATTCTGTTTCAGCGTCAAGACCATGAATTGCTTTCAAGTCTTGTGCTAACTCAGTAGAGTATTCTGCTTTCAAAGCACGTGATTTAGCAGTTACGGAAGTTTTGTCGATAGTGAAAGCCATCTCTGCGAACTGTCCACCAGCGCCTAAATCTTCAGCGTCTGCGGTAGCCATACCAGTACCGTATGTCCATGTACCACCAAAAGGATTATTGGTGTTGTCTGTGGTAACGTGCGTACCTGTACCAGAATGATCGGTATCAGCTTCGTCTGCACCTGTACCAGCAGCACCAAATGCTTCTCCACCACCTTGAGTTCCATATTTTGCTTTCATAGCAAAAATCAAACCCGTTGGCCCAGTCATAGGTTGAACACCACAAACATCATAAGCGATCATTTGAGGCATAGAACGTCTAACTAGACTAATTAAAATTGGATCCCAGTTTTCTACATCACTACCTGTGTGATTTGTAGGAGCTGCTTCTTGAAGAAACTTCTCTTGGTTTTCCAACAAACGCAAAGTAACATCTCTGCGATATGAGTCTTTGATCTCAGGAAGATCGGCGTGTTCCATTACTGGTTGCCACTTCTCTTTGATCTGTTCGGATAAATACATAATTCTACTCCTTAAAAATTTATTTAATTAATTTACTTTAAAACACTCATTCCATAAATCTTAGGTTACTGTTTTTTAGATAAACTTGCAATAGCACTCATAACACTATCCATACGAGCATCACTTGTTCCATCAACAACAGGGTTGTTAGTGCCGGCAGTTGTCTTGTTATCTGTTACAGCAGTTTCCTTTTTATCAGACTTGAAATAGCTGTTCTTGATGACATTCAATTTCTCTGCATACTGTTCATCAGTATCATAAGAGACATCTTCTGTCAACTCTTTAAACTTTTCAACGTCTGTGTCAACCATACCTTCAGATACGGTCTTGAAAACAGAAGCAGCTTTATAGGTATTTAATTCTTTCACGGTGTCCATATGCTTCTCTGTTTGTTCGTCTAATTTCTGTTCAAGTTCTGCAACTTCAACAACTAGACTTTCAAATACATCTTCTTTTTCTTCGGGAACATCAATATAATGTTCCTCAAACAATTTTTTCAAACCATTGATGAATGACTCGGTAACTTCGTTACGAACACCAGACTCAACAGCAAGTTTGTTTTCTGTCATCCACTCTTTAACTGCATAATTGAGATATTCATCAACATTACTAGACATCTCTGTTTGCATTGTTTCAATACGCTCATCTTGTTCTTTCTTAGATTCTTCACGAATCTGTTTGCGTATTTTTGCAATTTTAGATTTGACAGCAGCTTCAAAGATTGTAGCAGCTTTAGATTTGAATTCTTCAGAAAGTTCTTCACCATCAACCAATGCAGCTACATCTTCGTCTACATTAATTTCGATTTCTTCTTTCTTAGATTCTTCTGCTTCTTCCTCATCTTCTTCTTCATCTTCGTCATCAGCAGGGGGGAATTCCTCTTTCTTAGATTTCTTAGATTCTTTTTTAGACTTTTTATTTTCTTCCCAATCTTCTTCATCTTCTTCATCATCTTCGTGATCCATCTCTTTACGAGTTTTCTTGGATTCAGCTTTAGCAGATGCATTAGACTTAGAAGTTTTGTTTTCTGGCGATTTTTTCAAACCAGCAGTTTCATCTTCTTCACCTTCATCACGACCCTTTTCTGGATCAATTTTAACTTCGCCTGGAACGCCTTCTTCTTTTACCTTTTTAATTTTTTCTTCAATCTCACGATTTTCCATATTTTCAGCTTCTTCAATTTGTCCATTTTCTTCAGCCATTGAAATACTCCTTTAAACTATAAGTTGTTTATAAATTTTTGAAATAATTTAATCTTCTTTTCATCTAGTCTTTTGGATATTGTACTCTTAATCTCTTTACGAATATCATACTCAAGTTCGCCCGTCAAACTAAATTCTTTTCCTTCCATAATACCATTAACAAATGCATCTGGAGCACTTGGATCAGCAACAATATCAACTGTAGATAAAACGAAATCATTTTGAACTTCGTTTACTCCAGCTTTATTTGTTTTTACAGAACCTAGTCCTCTGGATGAAACACCCAAACGAACGCCCGATTCAAGAAGATTTTTTACAATCTTTCCATTAGGCGTATCTATTACTTTTGCTTTACCTACAAAGTTTTTACCATCTTCGTATAATTCTGTTATCATATGAGAAACCCTATCAAGATTAACAGTTGGGCCCATTGGATGTCCAAGTTCTCCCAAAGCTCTGTCTTTCTTTACAAAGTTCTCATTAAATGATCTTACTTGTTTTTTGAGAACATTGAAAGGATAAACTCTACCATTCTGGTTTTTGATATCAGATTGTAAAAAGATACCTTTAATATACTGTTGTTTGTTTTTACCTTCAACAATATATTCAACCTCGTTAGTATGTTCAGTTATAAGTTTCATTTTTTTCCTCTCATTTGTTTTAATCTTTCGTTTTCACCCTTCTTAACAGCTGGTAATAATTTTTTAGCGATTGCTTTAATCTTCGCTTTTTTCTTATCAAGCATTTTTTCTATTTGTTGTCTTTGTGCAAATCCTGTATCATCTTTACTTTTACCAGCGGCAATTTTACTTCTTAATATCTCACGAGCTTTTTTCATCGCTCGTTTTTGTAATTTTTCGGGCGTAGCTCTTTTACGCAAAGAAATCTCACGTTTCCTTTGAATAATCTTTGCTTTTTGTTTCATTATTCTACCACGCTTCAGTCGTTGCGCTGTAGTTAGAGCTTCTTCCATTTTATGCCTCTTTTGATGGTTCTGTATCGGTTTTTCCTATACTAACATATTTAAAACCACTTTTAAAATCTTGAATAGCATTAAATGCTTTGTTCTTCAACATATCACCAATACTAGTATTTGCTTTAGTAAATTTTTTATCCAATATATCTTTAATCATTTTAATTTGACCGTTTGAAACATCTTTATCACTCATGTTTTTTCCTTTCTGTTAAAACAAAAGAATCATCATTAATCTTTTCTCTTAATACATCTTCATTGATGTTATATTTTAATGAAGCCTCTGAAATCGCTTTATTGATTCTAACAATACCATATTGATCTGTTAAATCAAATGCGTAATAGACTGCTTCCATTAATTTACTTTCAGTCTTTTCTGAAACTTTATTCTTATAGTTTTTTATAAAACTAGAAGTCATCGCCACCATCTCCATCATCGCCAGGAAATTCTTCATCATCCGCTTTTTCACGATCAATTTGTTTATTGATCTCTTTTATATCCTCATCCGTTTGTCTGAGGATATTTTTACGAACCCACTCATTAGAAACATACTTACCAATGTATTCTTCCATTGATTGCATGATTTCAAATCTCTCTCTATAGATTTCGTTTTCTTTCAATTCAACGTAATGTGAATCTCTAGTCCAAACATAATCTATGCCATCTTTTATTTCTTCCCAATCTTCCTCTTTAATAATCCCTTTAAGGATTAACTGAATTTTAAGTAAATCTGTAAATAAAGAAATAAAACGATTTCTAATTCTTGTGATATATTTAGAAAACTTAATTTCATCTCTATTAATCTCAGATGTTCTTCCAAGATTGAAAGCAGTTTGTTCCGTTCCCTCTATTCTAGAGATAGGAACATTCAAAGACTGATAAAGTTTCTTTCTAAAATATTCTATATCTTCGATCTCACCAAGATTCTGTCCACTAGGTAAGGTATTAATCTCTGTACCTCTACCGCCTTCCCTTCGTGGCAACCAAAAATCTTCCAACATTGATAATTGTTTTTTCTGATCTTCTACTTCACCAGTAGATTGATTGTATACAACTTTCTGTTTATACTTATCCATAACAGAACGTAAATATTGTTCTGCTTTTAGTTTTGGTAAATTACCAACATCTATATAAAATATTCTTCGTTCTGGTGCTCTTGCTAAGCGATAGATAACAAGAGAATCTTCAATCATCCTTAATTGGTTATAAGGTTTAATTGCTTTATAAAGATAACCAATAACAACTCTTTTTTCTGCATCAATCATTCCTGAGTGAACGTAGGAAATTGCATCTGTTGTTACTCTAATTTCTTGACCTTGATTCCAACCAGGCATCAGTTGTCCAGTTGCCATGTCGGGCGTGTAAACAAAATATTCTTCTATCTTATCTACATATTCTATACCAGTTTCAGCGTGTTTTTCTTTTTTAACTTCTCTTACTTTTTTGATGTCAAGTGCATCAACTGGAATCAATGCTTTGATTCCCGCTTTCATATTTTCTGGATCAACAACAATATGATGATAGAGTTTACCATCAACATACCACTTACGGAAAATATCACTACCAACTTTATTAAAATCTAAAAGTTTTATTATGTTAGAATATTCATCATGTATTTTGTTAAGAATACTTTCTGGCAAATCTATGTCAAGCGACAGTCTAACAGCATCTTTTCCGTATTCATGCAAAACAGCTTCATTAACTACATCTGTAAGTGCAAGATCGACTTCTTGAGTCATCGCCATTTCCCGATACTTTTTGATTAAAAGATTTTCATCCTTTGCATCAATATCAGTATTGAAATATGTTCCTACAAACCCGCCACCTTCAACATATGTTAAAGAACCATCATCATTCTCAGGCGTTACAAATGTTTTTTCTGTTTTCTTTTTTGATACGGTAAATCCAAATAAATCGAAAGCCATATTTTTATCCTTTATTCATTATGAAAATTAAGGGGGAGCGAACTCCCCCTTTTCAAAATTAGATACTACCTCGGATATTAACACCACCGAGATTAATCTGTCCAGACAATGCAATATCAATACCAGTACCATTAGCAGTACCATCAACACCAGCACCATCAATGGTGTAATTGTTAACTGCAAATGTTACTTGGAATTCTTCTACTGTATCGTTTGTTCCCATACCTAATTCGATAGCGGCACATTCAGTTGGGAATATATCTTGAATACGATATGTTCTCAAAACTTTACCTTCTCGACTTAGTTGAGATACAGCTGCATCACCATAAACAGCAGCATTACTAATTGAACTAATGTTTTGTGAATGTTCAGTAATAGCATTCATCCATTGTTCTATCTTTGTGCGATTAACCCAATTAGGATCATTCAAGATTGTTACTGTCCAGTCTGCGAATGTTCGATCACCTGGCACTTTAAGTTGTCGTCCACGATAATCTACATTAAATTGAGCTACAGTAGAACTAGGAATCTGAGTAGCTTTACCCAAGAATTCCAAATTCATCTGGCCAAAGATTGGAGCATTAATTATAACTTGAAAGAGATTAGGTCTTACCCCACCTCTGAAATTATTCTTAAAATCCGAAATTGTTGACATTGTTTATTACTCCTTTGTTTTTGTATATTTATAAGACTTATCCACCGATTTCTGAGAAAGATACGTCAGAACGAGCAGCGATAAAGTTCAACTGGATAAAGTTAATTGATCTTGTCGGTTTGATAAAAATATCTCCAACAAACTGATTAGAATCAACTACCTGGCCAGGATTATTTGAACTATCACAAACTACTTTGAAGTCTGTAATACCTCGACGCCCTTGTACCTCTCGTAAGAAAGGAGCAATAAGATTAACAAATTGAGAACGTGTAAACTCATCATTGAATTCAAATAACATTGACTTAGCAACGATTGAGATTGCTTTCTCAAGGATAATAAACAATCTTCGTACATTAATTCGATCAAATGCACTTGGTACTGTCTGCATTGTTTTATCACCAAAGAGAACTACACCAGAACCTCTTTGAGTAATAATCGGATTAATTGACAACTGATACATTGTATCTCGGTCTGCTTGAGTTGGCTCCCAAGAAAGTTTAACAACATTCTTAATTGTACCTCTTGTCAAACCAGCAGGACTCCACCATGTATCGTGTGTAAAATCTGTTCTTGCACATAAACCAGCGATATCACCGTTCATTGGAATGTAACGGAAAACATCATTATACGGATCGTACTGATACTTATATGCACTATCCATAATAGCGTAACTAGAAGAACCCAATGTTGTATTATCAGTTGTCAAAGAAGCAACTTGACCAGTTCCAGCATTAACAACAGATGACAAGTTTGGAGAAACACAAGCAACACAATCTTTCCTTACATCTGCAACATTGTCGATAATCCACCTACCAACTGTGGTATTACCCTCACCGCCCATGACAAGGTTAAAGTCAACAACTTGTGGCTCTACATAAAGAGCATAAGCTGCTGTTAACTCTGAATTTGTTAATACGTCTGTTTGAGCATCAGCTGTTCCGCCAGTCATTGATCCGCCTGGCATTGTTTCAGCGAGAGTTGCACTATCGAATGATTTAAAAGAACTTGATTTTGCAGAACCAGCATCTGCACCAGCTGCAACTGAATTATTTGTTAGTTCTGTTATATCACCTAACCAAACATATTCTGATTCTCTATTCAAAACTTCTAGAGCATAGTTTGAAGAACCATCAATACGTCTAGCATCAGATGCTTTACTTACATATTCGTGTCTTTCAAGTACGTTGCCTGGTGTTCCAGACATTAAACCATCTTCATCAACTACAACAACGTGCATCTCGTCATTAGAACCACCAGAGTTAGCACAATCAGTTGATGTGCCTGGAGCTCGATCAAAGTTGTTGATAAAGTATGCTTCAGTTGTAGAGCGAGCACTTGCCGCTTTAGCAGCTGCAACTCCCCAACCATGTGAGTCAATCGCCCAAATTGCTAAACTATTTCCTAATGCGCCAGGATATTTAGCAACGAATAATTGATCTGTAAAATTTCCTTTTATGTTGTCATAAGAATGACTTGTACCTTCAGCGTTATCAACCCTGATTGCTGTTCCAGCATCATTATCTCCAACAACACCATTACGTGCTGAGTCTAAAACATTTCTTACAACAATCAAGTTGTTAGAATATGAAAGATAATTAGATGCACAAAACCAAGTTCTTGCGACTGTATCATTTGGTTCACCAAATGTTTTTCTTAATTCTTCTTCTCTTGTAATTGTTGTGCGTTCCATAACTGGGCCCCATTGAAAAGAACCAGCGATTGCTCCGATGCTTGTTGCAACATTAGGAACTACGGATGTTAAATCAGTTTCATTGATTTGAACTCCTGGCGATACTTGAAATGCCATTTTAATTCTCCTTTTGCAAATTAGTTACATTTTTTATATTAATATATTTGTCATCAAATAAAATATAATATAATTTTTACTAAGAAACTGTTTCCCAAATCGTCCCATCCGA